TGTGCCTGTAATATTGAAGTTTGAAGCTGATGAAGCCGTAGCACCTAAAGAAACCGAAGTTGCACCTAAAGTGACAGCTGAATTTGCTAATGAACCATTTGCAATGTTTGTTAATGTGTTATCAGGTCCGTTAATTGTTTTGTTTGTAAGTGTGTCTGTAGATGTTTCTGTTACAACTGCACCGTCTGTAGCAAAAGTAATTTCATTACCTGAAATACTAGTTGTAATACCAGAACCACCTGTAAATAAAATATTATCACCAATTGAAAGTGATGTTGCTGAACTATCATCACCTGTAATAGTAAGAGCTGTTCCTGTTATTGTATTAGAACCTATAGCAACAGTTTTATTTGTTAATGCCTCTGTGCCAGCTAGTGTGGCGAAATCGTTATCTGTTAATGCTATATTAAATTCTGCTGTAGTGCCTGTAATTGTGTTATCTGTAAGGTCAATTGATTTGTTTGTAAGAGTAGAAACTGCTGAAGAAGTAAGAACTGTTCCGTCAACTGCAAGTGTTAGGTCATTACCTGAAATTGTTGAAGTAATACCTGAACCACCTAAAAGTCTAATCGTTTCACCGTTAGCTGATAATGTCATTACTGTAGAACTATCGTCTGCTACTTTAATAGTACCATTTACTGTAGTACCGTCACCAATAGCTGTATAGATTTCGTCAAAGTTTAGATTGACTTTATTAGCACCATCACGGAGGTTATCACCTGTTCCGTCATTTGCTGTACTACCTCGATTTATTGTAAGTTTTGCCATGTTTGTCCGTTATCTCTTTATACTATTTATAAGGTTATTATGGTGTTGTATCATCAAAAGTTAAACTATCACTATCAAATCTAGTTAATGTATTACTGAATAAGTCTTGACTAAATGCTAAAGAAGTCGGAAATGCATAATTCATCTTTAATGTCTTACCTATTTCATTAGAAGTAAATAAGAATATAGGAACTTGTTGTCCATCAAGAGCTGTTTTAGTACCTTCAATTCTCAATGCATTTAAATTCTGAAATGTGTTTGCATATGAACCAGAATTGCTTACACCAAATACTGTATTTGCATATTTATTTAATGAACTATATCTAGGACCACCATAAGCATAACCACTTCTAATATCATGTACTGTACCTGAGTTATCTGTAAATAGATTTCTAGGTCTACTTAGATAGTCAATTGTAATACCTTCTCTTGAAGCCGTTAAATCTCTTGTATTTGCGTCAAACGGATCCCTAAAGTCATTACTTACATCTGAGTTACCACCAATCTGTGGTGTTGCTCTTAATGATGTACCATCTGAGGCTGTTCCTAATCTTCTACCAAATACTGTTACGAATAATGTATTAACAAGTGATAGTAATGGACTTTCAAGAACTCCTGAAGTAACACCTTGTACCGGTCCTTTTGCTGTCACAATAATTCGTGACTCAATATCTACTTGTCCTGTAAAATAAAAACCTGATGTGTGCATTGTCTTTTTAAATGCGTCACGCCATTGTGATATAGAACGACCAACTTTAATTACATATGAATAATCTTGATAATATAAACTATCTTGAATTCTCATTGTTGTTTCAGAAACTTTACCTCTTTCACTAATAAATGCACCGTCTGTATCTGATATAGAAACCACATTAACTGTTGCTGTAGAGATGTCTAATTTTTTAAGTGTACAAGTTCCGCCTGAACTTGATGTAATTGTTTCATCAATAGAAAATGTTCCTGTTACAGATTTAATTCTTAGTAAACCTCTATCACTATCAAAACTTGCAATTGTACCTGTAGCACCTGAAGTGTCTCCTGTAACAGTAGTATTATTAATAAATGTTCCTAGAATACTTGTCACAATCATATTGTTAAAGAAACCTAAAACTGGAGGTGTAGGTGTTTGTTCATAACTTCTACCTAACTCAACTGTTTTTAACTTAACAATTTTTCCTATTTCATCACCATAAGCTTTTACGATTGCACTTGAACCTGTTGATGAGGTAACTGTAACAGTAGGCAATGATGTATATTGATTACCACCGTTTGTTAAAAATAATTCTTCTATAGTTTGTAAGTCAGTAAATTTTTCTTGTACAATTGTTTTTCCTTCATATGAATCACCTCTAGTAGTTTCATCTTCTAAAACAATTCTGTCTTCTACTCCTGAGGCAGCTGCCGTACTTCCGTTTTGGTCAGCAAAACCACCGTTTACAACTTTAACAAAACCGGCTGCATTACTACCTTGTGTTCCTGTATTTACAAAAGTTAATGCGTCACCTATTTCGTAACCTGTACCTTTATTATCAATTACAATTTCTGTAATCTTTCCAGGACCAATATCTTCAATTTGAAATAATGCACCTTCACCACCAGCAGTTAATGTAATAGTATCTGTAGTAGAGTTTAATGAACCATCATTTGTAATATTTTTTGTACCAGGTATACCTGTAATATTTGCTTTGATAAAGTAATCATCTGTATCAGCAGTTGTACCTTGTACTTCTTCACCTACTGTGAATGTTCCAGTAATACTACCTGCATTTAAAATTAATTGTGTAACTGTTGAAGCGCCAATTTGAAAAGTAGATGTATTTTCAATAATAGCAGTTGCATTTGAAGTTTGACCGGTTATTGTTCTACCTACTAATAGAGTTGCGTCACCTACAGTAGCAATAACTCTTAATACTTTTAATGAATCAAATTGTCCATCGGATGCCTTAAGCATTTGTTCTCTAGGATAAAATGTTTCTGAAGTTTCACCAAATAATATTCTAAAAAACATTTCATGGCCACGAACTGAACCTTTTGACCTATAAAGTGATTTAATATTCTTAATTAATTTTCTTCTATCGACACCAGCGGCTAAACTTTCTGGTAAAGTTGCCAGAAACTCATCTCTCATATTAGTTAAGAAATGATTAATAACTCTGTCAGGATCCCTAAAGTTAATTAAGTCTACAATATTATTTACTGGATTAGGTCTATAATTTGTTACATGTGCTTGAGCACCTGAACTTGCACCTACAATTACCTCAGTATCAATGAATTTATCTTGTGCTGATATGATTAATCTATTGTTGGCAATATCTTCAACTAAAACAGTTGCTGTTGCCTTTGATGTTTGACCTGTTACAACTTCACCTCTAGTAAATTTACCATAAGTAGATTCTTCTAAAAGTATTTTATCTCCAGCGTCAAGTAATGTTCTTGCTGTGTCTTTTCGACTAGAGTTTAAAACTAAATTGTTTATTTGGTCGGTTTCTGATTGAAGTAGAATACCATCTGTACCCTCAATCGTGTCTATAGATAATTCTGCTGACTCTAAAAGTTGATAATAGACTTTAAGAAATTCGGCAAACTTGGGGTGGTCAGCAACGACAAACTCTGGAAGTTGGCTGTTAAGTATTGTTGAAATTTTATCATTAAATTTTGCCATTTGTCATTAATAACTTGATGTTGTTGTGTAGCCTACACCAGCATCAGCTGAGCCTCCTACAAATGTGTCTGCTGTAACTGTAATTCCTGAATTCGTCACATCTATTTCTACAATTTGGTCCCTTACAGGAACAATATCATTTGAATCAGGTGTAACAGTTATTTCAACAACTGTTGAAGTTGCACCTCTAATATTTGAAATCGAGGCAACATTTAAAGAATTCAAAGCAATTTCTCCTGTTGCATAGTCAATTGTGCCTTGTGTATCATTCGCATATGTTCTAATACCTGAAGCTAAGTAATATCTTCTAACATTTCCTTGTCCATCATCATCTAAAAACATTTCGAAATCACTACCAGTAACTTTGAAACCTGTAGAACTTAAAATACCACCTGCAGCCGTATTATGTCCCGTATGTGGATTAAATAAACTATTTCTAAAATAGATATTATATTTTTCCGAAGATGATAATATTGGCGTAAAAGATTTTCTAATTTTAATAGTTGTAATGTTAGATAGAATACTAACATCTACATTATCAATCAAACCTGTTAATTTGGAGTGACGATAAATTGAATCAAACTTTTGTAATGTATTTGTATTGTAATTTGTGATAGCAGTAATGATTTCAGATTTTAATGTGTCATTTGATTTAGTTGTAGTTATAGTATTATATTTAACAGTTGATGTTAATAATACCGAAGTTGTTTCAGGATCCACAATTTGAGGAGATACAGAAGCCACATTATAT